TTGGGACAAAATAAAAGCTGGCTGGGAATGGATCGTGTCTAGATTCAACAGGTAGTTTATGGCCCTAAAAATTTCTGAATCCGCAGCTGTACAAATGCCAATGAAGACGGTTGCTAGTTTGATCGCGATAATCGCAATCGGAACCTGGGCTTATTTTGGCATTCACGAAAAATTAAATCAACACTCTACACAATTAGAGTTAATGCAAAAAGATTTAGAAGCTAACTCAGAGTTTAGAATTAAATATCCAAGAGGTGAGTTAGGTCAATCAGCTGGAGAAGCAGAGCTTTTTATGATCGTGGAGCATGTCAGTGGCTTATTGGAGGATGTAGAGGTAGAGATTAAAGGTATGAGAAACAACGCTGTTAACATAGAATTTTTAAAGAAAAGAACTGAGAAGTTAACTGAAGATGTAGAGAAAATAATTAGGAATGGAAATGGAAAGAATCACTAAAAAAATTTTAGATTATATCTCTGATATGGAAAAACAAGCTAAACAGATGAGCTATGTAAAAGAACTTAAAAAAGAAGTTGAAATAAATGGTACG